GGCAAGGAGTGCCGCATCCGTCATAGACGCCGCCCTAGAGCCGTCATACGGGGCTTCCGCGGCCACGTTGGTGCTATACAGCTTGCCGTTCCATTCAAACGTCTTGCCGGCCCCTAGTTTTTCTCTAGCCTGGGCGAAGGCCTCACCAAACGTTGCAGCCGCCTTAATGTCATCTTTTGCCTGGCCTTCATTCACCGGACTCTGAATGACATAGGTTTTGCCATCAGGCATTACAAAATTGTTATAGCCAGCAGCCTTGGCAGCTTTTGCGGCCTCTTTTGGATCTTCGTAGTCTTTAGCGTTAAAAGTGGTGGCCTCAACGTCAGCATCCACTTGCATCTGAGGCTTTGCTGCGTATGCACTCAAGCCAGCGTACTTCTTAATTTCCGCATCAGTAGCGTCACGACCAAAGACATCTTTGAAGTTGGCCGCAACCTCATCATCGTGCATGACACGAGCATTCAAGTTATCAACAATATCTTGATACTTCTTGCCTGTAACCTTTTCAATGAAAGTGGGAGTGATTCCAAACTCCCTCATCGTGTCTGCTAGAGCGCGGTCGTCATACTTTAAGTTAGCAAAGCCTTCATTGAGCTTTTCCAACTTCATCCGATCAGCAGCCGCCATCACGTCAAGCTGATTCCTCAAGCCAGTAAATGCGGTGTCCTCATCAAGTCTTGCGCCCTGATACGTCTTGAGAAGATCCTTGACATCATCAGGAATCGTCGTCTGGCCAGTAATACTTTTGTAGTAGTTCTCAATCTCTTCAGCGGTGGTGCTGTTTCTATTGATGTACTCAGCGGCAGCAGCCCTTGGATCTTTGGCGTCAGAAAACCTGTTAACAAGCGCCTTCTGATCGTCATTAAGTTTGAAGTAGTTGTCGCTATCAATAAACCCAGACTTCTTCAACTCTTCAAGAGCTGGAGCCGTCTTGACTGAATTTGTGAACTCTGTACTTGCCTGATTGATTGCCCAATTAAGCGCGGCCTGGGACATATCACCATTGTTAATACCCGTGCGCAACATCGTTGTGATGAAAGACTGAGCACTGGGACTCGCTTTATCAAAGTCCGGGATTTGAGACAGGCCGTAAGACAAGAAGCCCTCTTTAGTGGCGTTCTCCAGAATCTTGCTGAAGTCAACATTTCCACCCTGTAGCGCCGTAGAAATAGAAGACGTAATCGCGTTCTTGACCGCAGGCTTCAGGTCAGAGAAGCCAGGAATCTTTGACGTCGCAAAGTCAACAGCGCCAGAAAGAGCCGCACCAGTAAGCGCTTGGCTAAGGTCTTGGCCACCGATAACTGCTCGAGTGCCAGCCGAGGCTATGTTCCCAATGAACTTGCCGGCATCAGCACTGCCGAACATCTCAGCAGCAGACTTTCCAACGATGCTTCCTACTTCAGCGCCAGCCCATTGACCAACTGAACTCTTGACAGCTTTCTCAAGGTCGCCGCCATTGAGTACCGTATTGAGTACGGTGTTGCCAATCAGACCATTGATGGCCGCAGAGGCAGGAATGCCCAGAGCACCCGTCAGCGTAGATCCAATCATCGTGCCAATACCCGGCACGGCCATCATCACCAAAGGCGCAGCAAGACTAATGAAGTTGCTTAGAAAGCTGCCTTCGCCATAAGTGTTGCGCAAGACCTCATAGTCTTGTTTCAGAAGCTCTTGATTGACTCCTGGGACTCGATTCCCATTCTCATCACGCAGACCATATCGCTCCCAGTAAGCCTCTTGTTGAGCGATCTGCTCAGGCGTATCGGGTGACTTTCTGCCAGAGTTCGCGTCAATGAACTCCTGCAAGTCCGCAGGGATGGCATTCGTCTCTTCTTGGTTTAAGAAAGTTGGCATCTCAACGCCCTGCGTTTACTGCATTGACGAATGCCAGCGCCCAGTCTTGCCAGTTATTGAACGGCATAGGCCCAGGAACACCTTCATTCGTGAAGATATCAATCGCCTTCAGACCTTCGGCCCACTGCTTCCAGTCAGTCCCGGCATTAGGGATAGACAGATTCTGAGCGGCGTACTGTTCACAAAGCAAGCACGCCCAATCTTCAAAAGTCTGATAGCGAGGATCGTAAAGGATAGACATCAGTACGGCCTTACGTCGCCAACGTCTGCATTCAAGATTATGCGGCCCAATTGGTAGTTACCACCGGCCACATTAGAGACAAACTTCAGCCGCAACTCCCGGCGTTGCTCTCTCATGTCAATCTTGCCAGTATCAGGGCTGAAAGTGTATGGATCCGATATCTTGTCCGCAGACTGAGCAAAAGGACGCCCCACAACATACAAAGTCATGTCGCCTTCTTGAATGAAGTCAGGCTCCACCCGCTCGAGGCGCAACCATCTATTCTCACCAACCGCAGCAGGCTGAGACGGGCCACCAGACACCCAGCCCAAGTCGTTGGTCTCAAAGTAACTCTCAATCGCGTCAACCTCTTGACCACGAATATCATCAGTCCCAGTTTCGTGCTGGTAAAGGCGGATTAGGTTAGGGTAGGTGCTGAACGTGAAAGTGTCCACCCCTGGGCCGGCTGCAGCAGGAAGAATCTGTATTCTTTGCGGCCACACCTCTGTTACATCGACAGAAAATCCGCCCCCAGCGCCGCCCAAATCGCCAGCATCGGCGCTTAAGACATCACCAACCAAGTATGTGTTCCCGGCATTCACAATCGTGACGCTTGTCACAGCCCCGCCAGACACCACGATGTCAGCAGTCGCAAAGAACCCAGTTCCGCCGGTTAAAGGAACATCTGTATATGTATCGTCAACATACCCACTGCCACCTGTGATAGTCCCTAGCGTCTTAATGTTGCTTGAGGTAATGCCGCTGACTACTGTTGACTCAGTAATCGCAGGAGAAGTTACAAGTTGATTGATGGCAATCTCTGTAACATAACTTGCCGGATACAGATAGTATCCATCGTCAGAGATAGTGAATTCTCCAGAATACAGTTCGGTGGCAGCAGTCGTCTCCCAATCAGCCATGACAGGCTTAGTGAACACCTGAGAGAAGTACCCGGCAGATCGGCGGGCGCCTAAAGCCTCACCAGCGTCATACCAAGTGTTCTCGCGCACGTTGTAGATGATTGCATCCGTGCACTCAGTCGCGTCACCTCGAGGGTAGAACCACCAAATCTCGCCAAAACGGGGCACTTTTGTGACCCAGACCTTCTGTCTTTGACTGTAGTTCAGGTTGTCAAAAAAGTAGTTCTGGTTCATGTTATTCGGAATCTCCTTCACCACACCGTTGTAGAGAAGGAACCGGTCAACACCAATCCAGTAGTAAATGCCGTCATACTCAATCACACATTGAGATGACAGGATAGACGATTGCGTGGAAATGATGTCATAACGCCAATACTGCGTGATTGACGTGGCGCCAGATGTGATCGTTGTGGGGTTGTAGCTCACTCGGATTACGCTATCAAGGCTCCAAAACAGCCCAGAAGGCGCGTTTGAGCCTCCACGCACAGCCAACCCTTGGACGATCTTTCCAGACGCCACGTTTGTCGCGTTAGCGTCAGCCGACACCCAGTCTTGAGCATTCCCCGCAGAACAATTCTGGATCAGTCCATTGTTCCCAAAGACAAAAACGTAAGGGTGCAAAGAGACAACACCGCCAGACACAGAGATGTTGTTGTTAAAAGTAGCCGTAACCGTGGCAGAGGCTGTTGCAGCATTAGAGATCACGACACTAGTGCCGCTCACGGACACAACCGTGGTGTCATCCGGGATGCCAGAGCCAGTAATCGTCTGACCTGCCCCAATTAGAGGATTTGCAGCCGCAAGAGTGATCGTGGTGCTTGTGTTTACTGTCGTGACGGAGTCAGTAAAAACCCCAATCTGAGACATCGTGGTGCCGTTGATGTCTCCAATCAACACCGGTGTGTTCGTTTGATTGTCAATCGCAGCCAGATTTTGACCAGGATGGGCTAAAAGTGAGCCTATCCCAGCCCCGCCAACGTCATAGAACCCGTCAAACTGCCACAAGTTCAGGATACTGGCAGTGAATTGGTTCAAAGTGAAATTATTGATTCCGGCACCGACTCCGTTGTCATCGATCAGAATTGACTGCAAGCCATCGCTGTGGCCGCTGAAGACAGTGTTTATTGCGTCTTGAGCGTTGAGCCAAATGCCTCGAGATGGGCCAGTAAGTTGATCACTAATGACCCTGTAGCCGCCGATCTTTCTGGGTCTTCCGCGTTGGAACCTCACCCAGCGGCCATCAGAATAGAACTGCTTATCAAAGAATGTTCCATCCCGCTGGATTCCGGGTTGCGTATCAAGAGCAAAGACCTTGGCAGTCATTAGAACGTCCCACCAGAAACGCCGGTTGTAAACGTACCAGAACCAGTTATCTCCAAACCAGAAGCGCTGACATCAACAATTTGATTGCCAAGAACCGCAATGCCTAACTGGCCAGAAGCTGGTCTATAAATGCCTGTGTTGACTTCAGTAGCGAAACTTAGAGATGGGGCGCTAACGGTACCATCCGTCAATTGGAATGACACCGCGCCAGCAGCAATCGTTGCGCCGTTATACAAGTTAACAGAATCGCAAACAAGGATAACCTGCTGCGCGGACAAAACAGTCGCTGTCGCACCACCAATCGCACCAGTTGTAAAAGTGAGTGTATATCCGGGGCCAACGTCAACCGTCTGGTTTGTAATGTAGTAAACCGCAATAGTCTGCGGAAGCACGATTGTTACGTTATCCGTGAGCGTCCCTGTGAACTTTTGAATGGCACTGGATGCCTCAACCGCGCTCAAAGTGTAAGTACCAGACGTTACAGCTTTGGTATTCTGCGTAAAGTTGAAAAGCGTATTCCTGCCAAGACCAATCGTAAACAGACCAGATCCGTCACAGCAAACGATTGCCGAGTCACCAGGCTGCAGCGCAAGGGTTGCCTCGCCGTTGATCGTCTCACCACTCGCAGGAACAAGTGTCAACGCACCCGTACCACCGTTTCTGATGAAGATAAACCATCCATTGGTGAGATCTACCGCTGACTGGAAAACGAAGTTTCCAGCGCCGCCAGCGTAGTAAGCCGACTTTGCGCGATCCTCCACCAACACAATGTAGCTACCAGCGGTTGTGAAAGACAGGTGCTCCGTGTTCAGCGTTGAGCCAATAGCCGTTAAGCCGTACCCAGCCAGCAAAGAGGCAACAGCGCCAGAGTTCGTAGCCCCGAACTCAACAACACCCCAAGTCCCCGCCGTATTGGCATTCGTTTCAATGAAGATGTACTTTGACTCTCCAGGCGGGATAACAACAATTGAGTTTCCGTCATAGTCAACAACAAAAAAGTCAAAAGACCCGACGTTTGAGATCAAAGAGTCTTGACCCACCGACGCTTGGTTGGCCGGAGGCATATACAAGAAAAAACCTGCAGCACTCGGGGTCACATTCATGATGCGGGCGACGTAGTTTCCATCTACGTTGCCGTTGAGCGGCCAGGATAGAGTGGTATTTTCCGTTAACGCAATGCTCCGATATGAAACATCGGTCGGCTGGATAACTTGCCCGGTGAATGGACTATTAAAGCTCATCACGAATCCTTCGCAACCGCTTGACGGTCACCAATCCTGAGGACATCTTCGGTCTTCAGTACGTTAACGATAAGGTCATACTGTTGCTGCCACATTGGGATGCGCTCATCGTTCTTGAGGAACGGCATGGCCTGGAGCAAAGACCCATACAGTAGCGCCTGAGGGGCATACTGAGTGAACCAGTTTGACTGATTAGAGGAATCCAGAGGCTGCAAGCGCTGGTAATACAGCACTTCATAGCTGTAATCATCATCTGGAGTCGGGGCGACTAGCCAATGGTCATAGTCGTAATCGCAGTAGAAAGCCGGCACGTCAGTTTCGGCGGCATCTGGCCAATACTCTCTCAGATACTCATACCGACGAATGAATACAGGCTGCTTTTTGCCGGCAACCGTGACATTCATAGATACAGTCTTGCGCCAGCGGGCAGGTTTGGCAATGATTGCCTCCCCTTGCACCATCGTTGACT